GCTGATAGTCTTTTGTTCAATTGCTTTTAGATATATATCTATCATTTTAATGTCGGCAGATTGCGACCATCTGACTAATTCAACTTTGTCCATATCTTTCCATGTGGCGATACTATTAACTGCTTTTACATCGGCATTGGATAGTCTAAGTGCAGATTTAGCAACAGAACCAGCTTTCTCTCCATAACTTTTCAGCATAAGCGCAATGAATACCGGAAATGCAGTTTTATCTAATTTATCAATTGTTTTCTTATCAATACTACTTTGTCTAGCATCTTTGAAAATATGTTTCATAATACCAGAAGAAAACAAAATATCTATGCCATGACTAGGAGACTTAGATTTCTTAAATAGCTTCTTAAATTCTTCATTAAATCTATCAGCCGAAATACTCTTGATTGTAGAAGCTTGTTTCTTCATTTCTTTGAAGGTTTCTCTTTCAATCTTAAATTCAAATCTAGCTGCAAACTGAATGGCGCGTAACATTCTCAAAGGATCATCTTCAAATGATGTGGGGCTAATCATACGAATCTGCTTATTCTTAATGTCTTTCATACCCTTACCATCAGTATCAATAATTTCCCCAGTATCAACATCTTTAGCAAGTTGATTTATCCAGAAATCTCTCCGCAACTGATCTTGCTGAAGTGTGATACCTTTACCAAGCTGTACTTCAAAGTCTTTATGGCCAGAGCCTGTACTTTTGGAGTCAATGCGAGGTACAGAAATGTCAATATCTTCATCTTCTGTAGAACCATTTGGTACAAATTTAAGAATACCAAAAGATTTACCAACCATATTCACTTTACCATGAGGCTTTAATATTCTTTCTAAATCATTAAGTTCTACACCCACAACAATGAGGTCTAAGTCTTTTGAGACTTTACCTAACAATTCATCACGAACCACACCGCCTATTTGGTAGATTTTACCACCAGCTGACTTTATACTTTTTCTCACTTTCATTGAAAGTATATCAAGCATACTTTCATTCAAATGAGTTATAAAACTTTTCATTTATTTCTCTTACCAATGCTGTACGTCTGGATATTTAACGATTGCACGAACCGCTCTTAATGCCAGTTTTGCAACTTTATCACCTCTATCATATAATACAACTTCTGTACCATTTACAAAATCAGATACGTTTACACCTTTACCTATAAGAGTCATTGTTCTGTGTAGATAATCGTTTTCATCGTAATTATTTTCAAATCCTACTTTGCCTCGAACCTCAACCCACTTACTGCCTGGCAATGGTCGAATTCTTAGAATACCCATCTTACCTTGCCTGATATATGTCAGCGCATAAGACTCTTTCTTTTTACGTTGATTTTTGGTCAATTCAGTTATGAAATGTGAAAATCTCTGCATTTATTTTCTTCCAATATTATATTTGGGGCATAACTCCCAGTTGCTCTTTTCTTTGAAAGGAATAATCTTAATCTGTCGCAGAGGTGCTAAATTTTTTATAGCAGTTTCATTTTGTATTGTGACAAGACCCCAATCAGACATAAGTGTAGCAATAGTATTTCTTCTGCCTAAATCACTTTCTTCTATATTGGATTTCTTACCATCTAGTAGAAATAGTTCCTTAAAATGTACTATAAAGTATCTACCCTGTTTGTGTAGGATATGACACGATTGAAATAATTTGTTTTCTTTTCGACTTGATACGCCTATTCTTGTTAGTGTTTCTCTCACCTTTAAAAAATCATCAGGTTCATTCAGTGTAACTTCTAACATAGAATCTGGAGTCCAAGATACTATATTTGATTCATCCATTGTCAACTCACTTTTTTGTTATATTCATTTTATGACAATGTTATTTATATGTTTTAACTTTTACCACCCTTACGCAATTTATGTTTAATATGATCTAAATGGTCTTTAGTACATAGAGATAGTACCTCTTTTGCTCTTTGATTTGAATATCCATAATACTCTTTTATCGCTTCTAGATTTTCATATTTTTCAGCTTTGAACCACTCTTTTGCATATCGCTTGCGTTTACGAACAAAAAGCCTTAAAAAATCATATTGCAGCCTGGCTGGTAGTCTATAGTTGTAATTCATTTCATTTGCAATTTGAATAGTATCAATAAAATATGATAAACCCCTATTAATCATATAAGCATTATAATCACTTTTTTGACCGGGCAATTCAACCATGATATCTTCTTTAGTATCGTTAATAGAGCGTAAATAATCGAATAATTTATTAGCCATTATAATGCCTGTATAATTGTTTGCATTCTCATCACATCCATTACTGCATCGTGCCTAGCATCATGTGCAACAAACCTTTCATCACATCCGTCAGGAATATAACTATTTCTTTTACCACTACCGAATAATAGACCATCAAGATAAGAGCGTGTATCACGTACCATCCAAAATGGATAAGGAACTGAGTTGCCTGTTTGTTTCATTATGCCTTCCATAAAAGGAATATCAAAAGTATTTCCTCTACAAAATACCGTTTTTAAGTTATTCATATTGACGTTCAATACAAAGAAATTATACAACTGTGAGATAGATTCGTCAAGTGCTGAATTTGGTTTTAATACACTTTTTGCATCTTCACCTTGTTTATTCCACCATTCTAGTGTACTTTTTGAAACTTTTCTGTTGTAGTTCTTTACTTGATCTTCAACATCAAATTTCATATACTTCGAATTCTCTAATAATTCATCATATGAATAAGGAATTTCACTTGAAAATCTTGTATCCGAATAACTAAGTAAACCAATAGATAAAACTACCCCTTGGTTTACATCAGTTGAAAGTGTTTCAAAATCAAAGATAACACAGTTATCTAGTCCATTATAAGCTGCCATTTATAACCACTCCGCTTCTGACATAATTTGACTTAAACAAGCCACCATATTAATTTCAATATCTGCAACAAAAGCTGCTTTATATTGGTATTCTGCTAATATTAAAATAACATGAGGAATAGAGTGTGGCTTTAATGTAGTATTCATTTTATCATATATGGTTCTAATAATACTAGAAGTATCAGCATCAATGTTATTTGCAACCCACTTTCTCATTTTAGTAAACTCTTTGTTTTTCAAATACTGTAATAATAAATCAGTTTCACCACTAGCAGAATTAGAAATATTACCACCACCGAGAACACCGCCCACAGATCGTCTTTGTACCTCATTTAATACCCTTCTCCAGTCTGGAGCGTGTTTAAGTATGATGTTTATTAAATCCTGTTTCTCAAATTTAATTTCCTCTTGTTCAAAGATATTATTAACTCTTTTAAAGAAATTAGCACAAAGTTTTGTCATATCTTTCTTATTAGTATTAAATTCGTAGACACTACAGCGTGAATGTAGAGGTTCGGTTATTCTATTCTTAAAATTACATGTAAAAATAAATCTACAATTAGAGGAAACATCTTCCATAACCGCTCTTAAAATAAGCTGTACCTCTGGTGTAGTATTATCTGCTTCATCAATAATGATTACTTTAGGTTTATCACTACCAGCAAGAGATATTGTTGTAGCAAATTGTTTTACTCTATTTCTAACAGTATCAATAAATCTACCCTCATCCGAACCATTTATAACAATATAGTCTAGATCAAGTGTTTTACATAAAGCTTTAGCTACGGTAGTTTTACCAAGACCAGCAGTTCCAGTGAATAACATATTTGGAATATTACCAGTCTTGATTATATTTTCAAAAGTCTCACTAAGATGTTTTGGTAGGATAGTATCTTCAATACGTTGTGGCCTATACTTTTCGACCCAAAGATATTCGCTATCAAGTTTACTATTCATAATATATATTTCTATCCTTTGTTATCAATTATTCTTCAGCTTGCTCTTGCTTCCAATTTTCTACCACTTGCACACCTTGAGTACATTGGTCACGCAGTTGACCGATGGTAGACAATTCTTCACCACGAAAACCTCCGCGCTGTGTTACCGTATCGATGACAGCAATCGCACTGCGAGAGATTTGATTCATCAGGTCATATGCTTTTTTATGTGTATCGTCAGCCATTTATTTTATTCTCCGTAAGTTGATGTTTTTTCAAGTGCAATCCAATATTGCAAACCGTTTGTCGAGTTTGTTAGTTTTGAGATTTTTTGAGAAGAAATCTCAACTTCATAGTTTCCAGGTAAAATCTTCAAATTGTTAATATTATATACGAACTTATATGTATTACTTTCGGAAGTAGCTGGTATTTCAATAGAATAAGTATTAGCTGTGGCATTATCAGAAGTAGTGACTGTAATTTTTGCCAAACTATCACTTACACCTTCAATAAATAGTTCAGAATGACCTAATGCTGAAGCTGCCGCTTTTAGTTTATTTAAAACATTTTCATCTAAATCAAATTTAACTTCTCCATTAGGCATTCTAACATCTTTACCCGCTCTTGTCAACATCTCGATATCTGAAAAGAAGTATTTAATGTTAGCTAAACCAGAAGCATCTGATATAGTCACAAAGTTTTCTTGAAAAGAAAGATTTGGCTTGTCTTCTGGTGTATCTACTAGGTTTACAACCGAAAGAAATTCACTTAAATCATATATACCAAAGGTTTGATCAAAGGTTTCATCAATATCAATTTTAGCAAGAATATTCTTCGCCTCTGAAATTGTTTTAATGGTATTACCACCATCAATTACAATATTACTATTGATTGATGCAAAGTTCTTTAGCACCGAAATTGTCTTGTCTGATAGTCTCATATATTCATCTCCATTATGTAAATATAAGCTATTATATCAAAAATACAATAGCTAGTCAACCATTATTATTTAATTTTACTAAAGTTTTTGTCTTTATAAAACTCTAATTTATCTACAAATTTACCATCTAATATTTCACCTTTATGTGAGATAACAAATACATTGGTATCATCATCTAAAGTATACAGTATTTTCATCAAATTGTCAACCCCTTCATGGTCAAGAGAAGAGTCAAAAGTTTCATCCAATATCAATAAATTTGTAGCGACTGAATTTTTCATCTTGGCAATCTGGCGCCAAGTGAATAGAAGTGCTAAATCAATGCGTTGTTTTTCTCCTTCACTAAACGAATCATATGAAAATGCGTCACGATGCCTTGATCTGATAGTTTCTTGAAAACTTTCATCAAGGTCAAAATGCACGAAAAAATCTAATGTTTGTAAATATTGATTTACTAGATGATTTATTACTGGTAGGTATTGCTTAATCACTTTGGTTTTGATGCCAGTATCTTTAAGCATTTCTGCCATGACTTGATTATATAGTAAATTTTCATTCAAACCATAACCAGATTCTTTTATAGAGTTTTGATCATCTACCAGTAATTGTAATTCTTCATTAGCTTTAATTAAATCTCCATCAGATTTTTTATTCAATTCATCTTGATAAGACTGTATTTGTCTTTGTAGCCTAGAGACTGCACTATTGTTAGAAGATATATTGGACAAATTCTGTTGAATTTTCTCTGCCAACTCTATATACTGTCCAATAGTCTGTTCTACAATAGTTGACTCTTTAAGTCCATGGTCCATTGCTTCTTTAAGTTCTTTTGCTTTCTTTTGTGCAGTATCGAGGTTATTTGATCTGAGTACTGAATCAATACTCTGGGTACAAGTTGGGCATGTTTCGTTTTGTTCATAGAATTTCGCTTCTTTGACCAAAGCTTTAATTTTTGTTTGGAATTGGGCTTGATAATGAAGTAACGACTGTTTCTTATCATTAGCACTACTTAGCTCCTCTTGCATAGTTTTTTGATTTTCATCTATATATGTTTGACATACCTCATTATCACTTTCCAGCACTCCAATTTCGGAAGTTAAATTTGATATATCTTCATTTCTTTTTTCTATAAAGCCTTCATTTAGTGCAGTTATATCACCAATATATTTCTTTTGTGTGTTGATCTTATTAGATAATACATCGAGGCTATATTTAACATCTTTTATCTTTGTTTTTAATTCTGCGATTTTTTCTTTCAACAATTGGTTCATCTTTGAAAAGATATTTATATCCAACAAATCTTCAATAACATCACGCCTATGTTGTGCTGGTAACTGCATGAATGGAATAAACGAACTACTACCCAGCACTACAATCTGATGAAAAGATTTGTGGTTCAGCTTCAAAATATTCTGCTCTAATATCTTCTGATATTCTTTAGCATGTGAAGATTGATCAAACATATTACCATTTTGATATATTTCAAATAGCGTGGGTTTGATACCTCTTACAACTTTAAAATGATTAGAGCCAATAACAAATTCAACTTCCACAATGCAATCACGGTTATTGATAGAGTTGACTAGTTGAGGTTTGTTGATGTTACGGTGTGGTTTACCAAACAATGCAAATGATACTGCATCAAGCATTGTAGATTTACCTGCACCATTTGAGCCAATGATCAATGTGGACTTAGCTTTGTTTAGATTAATATCAGTCCAATTATCACCAGTTGATAGGAAATTCTTGTACTTTAGAGATTTAAATAATATCATCTAATTTGCCTTTGTTTTTTCGCCAAAGTTTTTTAAACTCCATATAATTCATTTTATATTGATATCCAGAATTTAAAAAGTCCTCATGGCAACCTTTCCAAATATTAGATTGAATTGTCTTAGTTTTATAGGCATTTTTATTTAAATCACTACTTGTTTTATTATAAGATGAGAATTTTTTTTTCAAGATATTTCCAATGCCTGTGCTTCAGTCAATAAATTTCTCATTTCTACTTTGATCCTGTTTTTGTCTAAATCAGTATCTACAGATTCGACATAACTATCAAGTAATGTTGTAGTATCTTCT